CGTTGACGAACGGACTCGCCGACTTCTCCAGCAGTCGTTGCGCCGGGTGTCGCATATCCACCTTTTTTCCGCCGTCCCGCTGCCTGCGAAACACGTCAAACGGCAACCCGGCAACGCTGTTACTGATCAGGTTGACGGCTCGCCACAGTGGCGGATAGCCCATCGCCGTCCGGCTCGTGATCTTTGATCCGGAGTTGGCGCGGATCACCGGATAGTCGCCGCCCATGCTGATCGACCGCCAAAGGTGTTCCTCGGAACGTGCCGCGACGGGACTTGCCTGTGCAATGATTGTCACACCGTAACCGTCGCTCATTCACGTTACCTCAAAACAGGATCACGCCCGAACCCGTCGAACTGTAGGCCGATACCCCCACCGCGTGCTGTGTTGCCAGTGCCAGCCCCATCAGCGTAGCACAAATGCCGTCGATTTTCTCTGCCGATTTCCCCTTGTCCGGCCTGATATTACCAGACGAATCTTCTTTGTGCGATAGATTTGCCGCCATCCATCGCAACACTTGGTTTCCGTCGTGCCTAAACTTGCCGCTGCCCAGCATCGACAACAGCCGCTTGAATGGCTCGTTATAGGTGCTGAATGACTGGGGCATTTTCACCAGCAGGCTGTCCGGCATACCCAGTTCCTTCAGCTTCTGCGTCACCCCTGTGGCGTTCCACGGGTCAAACCCGATCGCCTGAACGTCGAACTGTTGGCAGATTTCCGTGATCCGCTCCGACAATTCTTGAACGTCCACCTCGTTGCCGCTGGTAGTCTCCACGTCACCCCGCGCCGCGAACGCCCGTATCATCCGCTGATCCTGTCCGGCTCGCTGGCTGACGGCCTCCTCCGGAATCCAGAACCAGGGGAACACCGTCACCCCGCCGTCGTCCTCGGGAAACACCAGTGCCAACGCTGTCACGTCCCGCGTGCTGGACAAGTCCAATCCCGCAAAACACGGTCTGCCGTAGTATTGCGTGATGTCGATTTCATGCCCGCACTTGTCCCACTGAATCATGCTGACGATTCGTTTCGCCTGCTCCGTCCACTGATTCAAATGCAGCTGCCGGAATGTATTTTCGAACGCCGGGTTTTCCTCCGCTCGTTTGCACTGTTCGCGCAGGTAATCCAGGCTGACGGCCTCACCCAGCAGCGGGTTTGCCTTCCGCCACGTGTCCTCAGACCGCCAATCGTCCTCAGGATCTGCAGCGAACAGAACCGGGTAGAATGAAGGGTCTGAGATTGCCCCGGACAACACGGCGGTGGCGTACTGATGCAGCTCCCAGCATATACTGCTGCGGTCATGTCCGGCGGTTGTGATGGCGAACGTCAACGGCTGGCGACGTGCCCCGGTGGACGTGTCCAGCGTATCCCACAAATCCCGTGTTGGCTGGGTGTGGACTTCGTCAAAAATGATCCCCGATGCGTTGAACCCATGCGCCCCCTGCGCGTCCGCGGAAATCACCCGATAGAAAGAGTTGGATTTCTTGTGCAGGATGCGTTTCGTGCTGTCCCTGATCGTGACGTGCTTTGCCAGCATGTCATTTTTCCGCAGCATCTGCGAAGCCATTTGATACACCAGCCCGGCCTGCTCACGGTCGCGGGCTGCAGAGTAAATTTCGGCTCCTGGTTCGGCGTCGCACAACAGCAGATAGATTGCGATTCCTGCCGCCAGTGTGGACTTCGCATTCTTGCGGGGAATCTCGATGTATGCTTTGCGATACCGTCGCGTTCCATCCTGCCGCTTCCAGCCGAACAGATCCCGGACAATCCTTGCGTGCGACTCGTGGAGAACCAGCGGTTTGCCTGCCTTAGACCCCTTCACGTGCGTGAGACAATCGGGAAAGAACGAAGCGGCCCTGCTTGCGGCTTCTTCGTCAAACCAGAATTCTCCATCACGTTTGATGGCCTTCTTACGCAAGGTATTTCGCCTCCAGATCCTCGGGTGCTTGAACGGCTTTTGACTCCATGCGTTGACGGCTCAAATAGTTCAGCCCGAGATCATTGATCAAAGATCGGATTTTTGCCCACGCATCGCTGTTCACTGTGCAGGCTGGATTTTTGATCGTGCCGTGTTCGGTGCTTAAGGTGATGCCGTAGTCCTCAATTTCCTTCTGGGATTTCATCGCCAGTTCGTACTGCCAGCACAACGCCTGCAGTGCTGTTCGGTCGATTGCGTCGATGATGCCCAACCGCTCAAGACCGGGAACGACTTCGTCCCATTTTTCCTGCGCGATGGTGCCCGGCAGGAATGGCGTGTCCGGAACGCCGAAGTCTTTCGGTGCGCGTTTGTTGGTCCGGCACTTCTGCAATGTGCCCTGCGCGGCCTTCACAGAATCGGGTTTTCGTTTGCGACCTTTCATAGGGGGAACCCTACTACCTCAAAAATGCACTTTTTCTCGCGACCTTGTTGTGCGGTTTGCCCGGCAAATGGTCGATAATTTTTGATACCCCCCGGTCTGCCAAAATGGCAGGTTTCTCATTTTTGAGAAAGTTCTCAATGTTGAGAAAAGCGGCCATTGTGGCAGGTGTGCGGGTGTTCACGTCAATCACGCCCCTTTTGACCATGTGTTTTGACATTGTGGCAGGCTCTGCATATTGATTGAAGGTTCGACCATTCAATACGCAACGGATCGGCAATGCCGTTGAACGGAATGATGTGGTCAACGTCGTCCGCTGGTGCGTCGTGGCACACCTCACAGATTGGCTGTCTGTCACGTTTCAGTCTGCTGATCCTATTCCAGTGTTCGTCGTAGCCGCGTTGCTTGTTCGTGCCGCGTGCTGCATCACGTTCGGCCCTGCGTTCCTTCTGCCTGAATACTCTGGGTGACATTGCCATGATCAAACGTCCTGACCATAGACCAACACGTGCACGTCCTCCGCATCGCTCTTGCCTGTGGATTTCGTGAACTTAATTGTGATGGTGCTGCACCCAGCCCCAACCGTGCCACCTGTCAGCGTAAACGACACACCTTTGTTTGCTGCGATGACGTAGGTGGTTGTGGTCGTGTTGCCGTCTAGATCCCGCTCCGTTGTGGTGATTGTCGTGGCCACGCTCAGAACTGCCGCATTGCCTGCCGTCAGTGCTGCATCCGAGCACGTCACACTGACCACGCTGGACACCGTCTCACCAGTGCCCAACTTTGGGGCCAAATCGACGTAAAAGGTGTCGTTCGATTCGATGTGTTTTCTGACGCACGCTGAAGGCCCTGTGTCGCAACTCATTTTGTTTCCCCTGTCCAATGTCGGCCCTGCACTGATGCCGTCCAGATTCTGCCTTGTGTGCTCGCTGTCCAGTGCCGCTGTTGCGTGCTGGCAATCCATCCCGCATTCGGATCGCGTGTTGTCACAACGCCAGAATCAGCAAGTGCCCTTCCAGCCGCTCGCCAACCCTGCTGTGCAAATCCGCGAAAGATAAATCGTCCCGCGCTCATACCTTACTCAATGTCGTTGTGCTGCGGTTGCCCGATGAATCCAACCCCGTGTAATCCACAGTGAAGGTATTGCCCCCAATGCTCAGCGTATACGTTTCTGCCGCCGTCTGCGCATCGCTGCAGGCTCCGACAAGCACGGCCAGCGAATAACTCACCCGATCACTCACAATCAACAGGTTCGCGGCTGTGGCCAGTCCTGACTGGATCTCTGTGACCGCACTTGCAGCCAATGCCGCCGCAGTAATCACGTCCGCCTGAAACTCATGCACGTCTGATGCAATATGGTGACTGCCTGTGACCTGCACAGTCCGATTACTGTTCAGTGCCAGAATCAACCGCACGCCATACGATCCGCTCACGGTGTGATCGGCTGGCTGTGCTGCGTAGACCCCAGTGACAACCTGTGCCACTGTTGGCGGTGTGGTGTACGATGCTGTGGGCAACGGCATACCTGTCACCGTCACGCCGCCCCACTGATCCGTGTTGGCTGTGACTCGTGCCGTCACCGATCCCACTGCACCCACAACTGCAGCCGTCCGCACCTCATACGCTTGGAACGTTGCTGTGCTAAGTGTCAGCGTACAAAACCACCTCGCCACCGGCGTTGTGCCGCTCAGTGCAATCAACTCAAACTCAGCCGCACCAGGATCGGTGAACGTGGCTGCGTAGGTGCCCTTGCGGTTGGTTGCCTCAGTGACTGCAGATGCTGTCTGAACAACGGTATCGCTTCCAGCCGTGAACAGTTTGGCTGTCAGCGTAAGGCCTGGGGCTGCTCGGAATTCGACGGTCTGCGTGGCCATTTAATCACGTCCCAATCTGCACGTAACCGTTTGTCAAAAACGTCACAGCCTGCGGGCTGCTCTGGTATTTTGTCGGAACATAGTCATCCAGCGTTTTGCCAACCATGACGGCATAAGCCGCAATATGTTCGAGGTTCTTCCGCCCTAAACTGAACCACCTCACTGCATCGCCATTCATTGCGTCCGCAATATCCTGCGGTTCGGCTCCTGCCTGCTCCCAGAATGCCCGCCATCCGTCGATATGTTCGCCGGCTCTGCGGTCCAGTTCTGTCCGCACTTTCCGAAGCAGTTCATCTGCTGCGAGTTGTGCTTGTGTGGGTTGCGGGATCGGTTGTGTCTGGAATACGTCTGTCATTGGATCATCCGTAGGTCAGTTGTCCACCACGTGAAATACACTGCCATCGCCATGTTTCAGCGGCCACGCCAGTGACCGCCACCTGCAGCTTATCGTTTGTGTCGTCTGCTGTTATCGAAATCGTTGTTCCTGCCGCTTCATCCGTCCCTATCGTGTTCACGGTTCCTACGAGCGATGTTGTGCCGCCGACGTTTTTTATCGTGACCTCGCGCGTATATCTCGCAACAGTTGCACCGCCGTTTTTAGCTCCGGTGATTTGCAGTATCAACGTCATTACACGCCCGGAGGCCACAGATATCCCCGTTGCTGTTGCGTTATCTGTGCTGTTTGCCAGCATCTGCACAGCCGTTGTTCCGTCAGTCGTCGTTGCTCGCAGTGGTGGTCCGATGAATTCCTGCGTGTCGCCCTCTGCCGTGAAATATCCTGCTGCGTGTACCCTGCTAGCCGGGATTGTCGCTGATGACCGAAACCCGGTAGCACCCGAAAAAAACGCCGAAGCGTTGGCCGCAAACCCGAAGGTATGGCTGGCATATCCGCTGGCGTTACAGCTTTGTCCGATTGCCACCGTCGCGTTACTGGACGCTGTCGAGTTTGTGCCAAACGCAAAACTGCTTTGAGCCGATGAAGTGTTCTGGTACCCGCCAGCAAACGACTGCGAACCTGTTGCTGCGTTATTGTAGCCGCCCGCAATAAATGAACCTGAACCGCTTGCAACACTTGCCGCTGCGTTGCGTGATGTCTGTAAATCGACGGCGTTCGCGCCTCTTGCGTTACCGCCTGCTGTCGCACCGTCTGGCACCTGCAGCATAAATGCCCCGGTGCCTTTAGATACGAGAGAAACCGAGACGTTAGTTGTACTGCCGGTGGCCTGCAGGCTCACATGGTTGACTGTGGCATTAGGGCTGGCCGTGTACACGTCAGGGACAGACCAGTTGCTATTTTGCAAGGTTGCCCCGCCGGTACCATCTGCCCTTAGAACCAAATTGTCCGTCGATCCGGTGGAGCCGCCGATCCCGCTGCCTCCGCTCGCCGCCAACGTCCCGCCCGTAAACGTCAGCCCCGTTCCGATTGTCACGCTGCTCCACGTGTTCGCGGCGGATCGGTAGTAAATGTCGTTCGTTCCGCTGAGTGCCGCCAGTGCCGTCAAATCGCCATCTAATGGCTGATACGTTGTGGCTGCTGCAGCGGTCGTCAGATAGTCGGTGATCGTGCCGTTCTGTGTGGCCAACGTCCCGAGACCGAGGGCAGTGCGTGCCGCTGCTGCGTCAACGGCAGTCATCAGCGACCGCCCCACGGTTGTGGTGTCGATAATTTGTGTGCTGAGTAACGCTTCAATCCCCATCTGTGACTGCCTGTTGCTGCGGTGGCGTGCTCACAATCTCAATTTCGCCAATCACCTGATTCACTCGATTGCCTGCAGTCCGCAGGATCAGTTTCGCCCCGCTGATTGACTGCTTTGTCATGTTCTGGCGTGTTGCATCAATACCACCGAAGGCTGCTTCCGCCTTGCTTCGTTGGCATTCCCATAACCGATCCAGGTTGAAATCTATCCTGTCGCACAGTTGGTCGTACTCCAACATCAATTGATCCAGTGCGTCCGTGAAAATCTCGCATCCAGGTGCTGGTGGTTCTGTCTCCGTTTCTGCACTCGATTCGCTCATATCGGCGACCAGAACCAGACTCGACCACGTCTGACGCAACCAATCGTACAACCCTGCCATCGTTCACCCCCTGTGATTGTTTCGCCTCAACCAACACCGCCAACTGCTGATTCACGCGCACCGCGTGCACACCCCAGCACGTCCACACCAGCGGACAGAGTGCCATCAATCCACGACTCAGCCACACGCTGAGTGTGGTCTTTGGTATCAGGTGGAATACTGCAATGCCCATTGCAAAGCAGCTCCACGTCACGCTCACAGCCTGCCAAAAGTCCGATGTTAGATCAACCATGATAACCCCAGACAAATCGCAAGAAAGCCCATTGAAAGCCCAAACATGATCACGACAAACTTCCACGAATTGCCGGTGTATCCCAGAAAATCTCTGGCAGTATCTTCGCTGACCTCGCCTTCGAAACCGGGCATGTCCACATTGACGCCACGGCGTCGTTGCGGTGCTCGCTTCGGCTTGTCGTCTTGCTGTGCATCTGCCATCTCATCAGCTCACCGGCTGTCTAGTGTTTTCGACCTGTGCCCCGTGATCTTACTCGCTTTTTGCCGCCCGTGCAACATGCGCCGCCTTCACCCTGTCCAGCAGGCCCCCAACAGTCCCCCGCGTGTATCCGGTGACTGTCTGCATTTTGCCGTCCGCTCCTGTCCATCGCATGGCCGGAACGCGGTCAGAGAACCGCACCCAACGCACCTCAACGCCTGTGTTTCCGAGTGCCTGCAAATCCGCCTTGAGCACTTGGCACGGCCCGCACCACGTCTCCGAATGAATCTCCAGCACGGGCAACGATGCCGCAACTGTCGGTGGTTCTGCGACGGTTGGCGTTTCAAGTGCCTGCACCCGTTTTTCCAGCTCGCTGACACGTGCCGCCAACGTTGCCAGATCCGCAACGCGGGACGGTGTCGGTTCGTCGCTGAATGCGCACGCGAAACTCAACACAGCCACAAGTCCGCTCACTGTCATCCAGTCTGTCATGCAAAATACCCCCCGCCTTGCGTGATTCTGTCATACCGTTCCTGCATCCGATCCGGCGTCAGCAGGTATGCTCCGAAGGGTTCCCAACGTTTCGCCTGCAGTTGGTCATACGCTCGCTGGCTCATCAGATAGTACCCGTCACCGTGACTGTTCCAGACGGCCAGATACCACGTGTTCCGCACCTCAACCGCCCACAGGATTTCCGTTGCATGTCCTCCGCCGCTGGTGGGCATTTTGTCCATGACCCGCTTCGGTGCACCCGGCACGGTCTGCCAATCGACTCCCCATTTTGTGCCAATGTGCCCGGTTGCGCCTGCCGCAAGCGATGCCAGCATGTCGTCCCAATCCGGCATATCGCCCACCTCGGTGACGTTGCAGTCCTCCGTCTGGAGGTCCCTCGCATACCTCTCGAATTCGCTCGCCCGTCGGCAATAGCGCGAATACGGCCATGCGGCCTCAGTGCAGATGCCGGGACCGACACCCAACCGGGGAAGGCCCTCGACCTGCACGCGCACTCCGCTGTGTATGCTCGTGCCACGGTCTCCGCCTACGTTGCTCGGTGCCATTGCGTATTCGCTGGCGTTGTAGCAATACGCCTCGCTTAGATCAGGCAGTTCCGTGAACCCGCTCACGTACCATGCCCGACGAACTGCCCCAGCCTCTGCGGAGAACGACTGGCAATCGTTGCGCCTCTGCGTCTCAATCGGCAATACTCGCAACGGGCTGTTTTTTGGATCTCGGAGCACGTCCAGATGCCCACTGAAATCAGACGCCCGAACGCGCACCGACTTCAGTCCGTGCACTGCCTCACGCTCCTCATCAGTTGGCTCGGGTAGTATTGCCGCTGGCTCTGCCACGGGCATATCTCCTGATGTAGTTTGCGTGTTTCTCGGCTGTCCAATTCTCGCCGCCAAACTGAACCGACTCAGCCCTCAGCAACGGCAAAAACGCCTGCTTGCGTGCCTCCAAATTCGCCGTGGCGAACCAATCCGCGGCCAGCTTTTCGCTGGTGATTTCTCCTGAATCCAGCCTGTCTGCCAGATCGGATTGTGCCTGCCGCCATGCGACTTCATACGTCCGGAATGCTACAGCCACGTCATCCGCAGGTGGCTGCGGTCGCTGGTCTGGCGGTGTTGTTTGGGCTGCGGTCACATTCAGGATTCGCCGTCGCAAATCCACCACGTCCGCAGATCCAGCAGGCAGAATCAGCAACTCTGCTGTGCCTGCCGCAAGACCTCGGACGATGTAACCATTGGCTCGAGTAATCTGCCGTTCCTCGAGACCCTTGCCACCGGCGAACCTGGAAAATATCACGCTGCCCTGCCTCGCGGGTGTGACCTGCAGGACGCCTGCCGGGCTGGCCAAAATGACCAAAGACAGATCCGACTGGATCAAATACAACTGATCGGTGCTGAAGGTGTCCGCAGTCTGAATCGGCTGCGGTTCGTCCTCGATCTGTGGGGCTGGCTGCGGAGGCTCGGGAAACTCAATTGTCGGCACGTCCTGCAGCATCATCAGCAGCAGAATGAGTGCCTTCATGTGACACCGTATTCCGCACAAAGTGCGTCAGCATCGTACGGTCGCATCGTGGCGAATCGCGAATGCATCTTGTCCGCCAGACGGTAAGCCGAATCGGAATCCATTTCGTACCGCCCGGTGTCTGCAGGCAGTCCGGTGGACTTTGCCTTCCGGATCTCTGTCGTCCGTCGTGTTCGGCATTCCGCCAGAATGCGCCGTGCCAATGTGTCGATGTTTTTGGCCCGCTGCTTCGCGTCGTAGTGTGCCTTTGCAATCTGTGCTTGCGGGCTGTCCTGCTGCTCCCGTCGTGCCCTGCATCGCTCGATCAATGCCTGTGCCAGTGGCAGCACAATCTGAGTGATCAGCAGCGTAATTGTCGCCGGGTCAATGCCCGCCCGCTTGCCATCAACTCCGACCGAAACCATGGCCCCACAATCACCGCTAACGCTCGCCGCAAATTTCTGTGTTGCTGTCGCCATCGTCATCCCCTCAAAAAGTGCTGTCAAATCCCCTCGGTTGACTTTTCGTCAATCATTTCGATCGTCGCTGCGAATGCTGCCGTAACGGCCTCACCGAACGCCGTCGCCAGCCTGTCAGCTGCCTGCAGTGCTCCCGATCGTGTTGCGTAGGTCTCGCTGGTCAGGACTGTCTCGCCATTGCCTGCGATGATTCGCAGCCAGTGGTTTCCGCTGGCCCCAATCACCACCTGAATTTTCCACAATCGCATTCGTCATCCCCCCGTGTTTCAAAGACCCCTCTGTGCTGTCCTCCGGGTGGAGAAGGCCCCTGCCGGAACGACGACCGGCAGGGGCGGAGGGGTGACGGTGTGGCAACCGTCGCGGTCCATCGTCCGGGAGAATGGGCGGAGTGTCAATTCTTTTCTGGGTGCTTTTCCGGGAGATACCGTTTTGAGCATTTTGCACGCTCACGTATAGAAGGGGCAAAAAGGGGCCAAAACAGGGCAAAACAGAAGAAATTAGGGGGGGGGTATGTAATTTATGAAAAAAGGTATTTTTTTCTATTGTAAATACTTATCTCTCTTAGACTTAAGTAGTTTACAAAAACGAAACAAGATGCTCGGCGATTACGGAAAATACCCCCTCAATCGTCGAGTCTCTGCCGGAAAAGTGCGCAAACGGCTGCAAACGACTCGGAGCTGATTTCGCGTCGTTTTTAGTCCGCCTGCTCCCCGCTCTTGTACTCAACCACTGTCCGCCCGTTCACGTCGCGGGTTTCCTGCAGGATATCCCCGCACTGAATCAGAGTTTGCAAAACGTCCGCCCTTTGTTTCGGTGTCAGCTTGCGTGTTCTCCGGGTGATCGCTGTAAGGCTCCAGGCTTCGCCAGGACGCTCCCGGAGAAGGCTCCGCATGGAATTGACCATCCGCCCGAAGTCGGACCCGCTGACGTGCCTGTCAGCCGCCAGCAGCTTCCGGCGCGTCAGCCAGTTGTTCAGCTTGATTGCCCGGTCTGCGTCCTGCAGTGTGATCGTCGGCCAGTCTTCGCAACGACAACGGGAACACGCAAACAGCAACGCCAGCTTGTTCGTATTCTCACCCGCCCTCGACCACAATGCCGCCCGGACTGGCTCCTCAGACATTCGCCGCTCGCTGATGTCCAGCATGTGCTGGTGCAACCGTTTTTGCGCTGCCTCATCCCGTTCGACTCGCCGCGGATTTGCTCCGGGCTGGATGTCCGCCAAATTGCCGCTGCCCGGCTGCAGATCCATCCACCATCGCACCCGGTCGATGATGTTCGCCGGAATCTCGATTTCGTTCGGCTCCTGAAAGTGCACGTAACGCCCGGCCTCAAATACAAGGCACCTGCCAATCAATCCGCCTTTCAAATTGTCCTCCGTCAACGATTCCCAGAATCCTTCCGGCACACTGGTCCCGTACAGAATCAGGTGCGGGAAACTCAGCCGCTTGACCTTGCTGCGGTCGCCGTAGGCGTCAGCAATCCATTCGCCATCGGCTGACGAAAACAGTTGCATCAACACTGCGGAAATCTGAACCAAATGCGGGCTGCCGCGATCCTGCATCGCCATCACCAAATGCCCGATTTCGTCGAGCTGAAACAGCGTCAACCACTGCTCTGACATGGTGCTGATGATTCCGGCATGACTGCCGATTCGCTCCGGCCCAACCACCTCGGAGTGCCCGGCCTGCCGAAGGATTTGCCGGTTGAGTTTTCTCGCATGGTCCTTTCCGCCGCCTGACGGGGCAAGACCCATGATGTACAAGTTGGTTCTGGTCCGCAATTTGTCGATCACCTTTCCCGCGGTGATTGTCGACATCAACGCCAACGCCCCGGCAAGTGCCAACTCAGGCAGCGGGAAATGTGCCGTCGCCAGGTTGTACCGCATGATGTCTCCGATCAGTCCCGGAATCTGCAGCAGCTCCGGCGGAAGGCTGCCTGTTCCGGTTGCCGTTTTCTCCGTCGTCGCCAGTCGTGGTGGTTCAAGAAAACTCAAATCAATCTCGACCTCCGGAATTGCCTGCGGAATCTTGTCCGGTCGTGGCGTCCCTTTGGTGCCGCCGTTGTGGACGGCTCGCACCAACTCAGCCTCTGGCAATGGTGGCATGTTCCGCTGATTCCAGTCTGCCACGAGATCCGCAATCTGATCCTCGCTCAGCCGTCCGCCGTGCCCGTCCACCATCGCGTGCAAATGTCCGGACAGTTGGAACGCCGCGGCCTGTCGCCCGCCCTCCAGCACACCGGGAACAGTCGCAACATACGCCACGGCCCGCCGTTGCAGGCTGTCCGACTGGACTGGCCTTGCAGATCGCACAGGCTCGCGTCTGACGGCCTCCGGCTGTTTGGGGGTCAAATACTCCGCACACAGCCAATCGACGGCCTTTTGACCGTCTGCGATGCTGTCGCAATCGGCGTAAATGTCCCCTGTGA